CTTTTAAAAGATACAGGCATCAAGACTAAAATTATTAAGCAATATTTGCCAATAATGAATAAGTTGATCAATAAGTATTTAACTGCAATGGACTTTTTTGTTAATTTTAATCTGAATGAAAACTTCGAAGAAACTATTAAGTCAAGGCATCGTGACGTTTTTTCTTACGCTTCCTTTTCTGAGGGAGAAAAGATGCGAATTGACCTCGCTTTATTATTTACGTGGAGACAAATAGCAAAATTAAAAAATTCAACTAATACCAATTTGCTTATTCTAGATGAAGTTTTTGATTCTTCATTAGATGGTGTTGGCACAGAAGAATTTATGAAGCTTTTGAATACACTAGATAATAACACTAACGTTTTTGTTATCTCACATAAGGGAGATCAACTGTTCGACAAGTTTAGATCCGTAATTAGATTTGAAAAGAAAAATAATTTTTCACAGGTGGTAAAATGACTGATGTAATTAAAGAAAACGATGTTATCCGAATTAATACAGATCCATACAAAAATGAACCTTCCGTTATACAAGAAAAGATTCGTATTTTCGATCTGGTGCCTGAAGCCCATCCTGCTTTAAAAAAAGTTTTACCAGATTTCGATTTTAAAAAACCACCAGTTGACCCCAATTCTTTCGCCAGTTCGTTGGTTGAAACCTGCAAACTTCATAATGGATTGGGGTTGTCAGCTAACCAATGCGGATTTGAATATCGAGTGTTTGTGATGGGTTCTGGTGACAACTATGTGGCTTTTTTTAATGCAAAAATTTTAAAGTCTTCCGAACAGCAAAGTAAAATGGAAGAAGGTTGCTTATCATACAAAGGTTTGTTTTTGAACGTAGAAAGACCAGCAGAAATTGAGGTAGAATACCAAGATTTTAATGGTATTTTAAGGCAAGCAAAGTTTACCGGTATGACTGCTAGATGTTTTCAACATGAACTTGACCATATGAACGGAATCACGTATCATAGTCATGTAGGCACCGTATCAATACAACTTGCTCAGAAAAGACGAAGCAAGTATCTAAAACTATTGTCGAAATCTTTGAAAGAAACAAATAATGGAAACAATCGAAGCAGAAATTACGGAAACATTCGATAAAGAAAAATGGCCGGATTTTGTAAAAAAACAATGGGAAGATTGGAGTTCTAAAAACCCGTTTTCTAAATTTGAACACGTTGATACAAATCAGCTAACTGAAATACTCACTAGTGACCTGACATATGCGTCAAAAATGGATGTAAAAGAATACACGTTATATCAAAAGTGGTGTGAAATTCAAGAAAAGTATCCTGTAAAAGAAACTACGTCAGTTTTCGGTGACGTAGAAAAGCATCTTCTAGATTCATCTCAAGAGCAATATATTAATTTTGTTAAAAATAACATTTGGATTCCAGAATCTCCTGATGATTTCATGAAACTTAAACCTGTCATGGAATACACCGATGATTCTGGTGAAATTTTTGTTACTGCTGTTGACGGGTCTAAAACAAAAAAAGATAAAAAAAGAACAAAAGATTTGCCTGTAATCTGGAATACAGCAAGAACATTTATTTCGACCATGAAAAACAATTCTAATATTGGAAGAAATTTGAATTTCATGGTAAAGGATGATGTAACAGGTAAATACTTGGGAGTTATTTGTATCTCATCCGACTTTCTCGACTTAACACCAAGAGATAAATTTATTGGTTGGGAACGAGAAAAGAAGACACAAGGTGGCATGATTAATTACACTGCTATTGGTTCTTCGATAGTGCCATTTCAGCCTCTAGGGTTTAATTACATGGGTGGCAAATTGCTTGCCCTTCTATGTCTCTCTGATGATGTACAGAGAATTTGGAAAGAAAAATACGGTAATACTTTGATCGGAGTGACCACAACTTCACTTTACGGAAATACAAAAGCAAACGGATTGAGCCAATATGATGGGCTGGAGTATTGGCAAAAAATGGGATTTTCTTCAGGTTCAGTGGCGTTTGAACCAAGAAAAAGTACGCTTCAAATGATTTGGAACTGGTTGAAAGAGAACCATACCGAAAAATATTTTGAATGGTGGGAAGCTAAGAACGCACAAGGGTTGCCGTTCAAACGTGATCACAAGAATCGTTCTTTGCACTTTGCGTACCCAAAACTTGGTATTCCAAAAGAACTTACGAAAACGGATCATCAAAGAGGAATTTATTTTTCACCTCTGTATAATAACACCTGCGAATTTTTGCGTGGTGAAATAACTGAAGATAAGCTTGTTAAATCTTTTGATACAAGCTGCGAAGCATTATCGGAAATCTGGAAAACTAAGTATGCAAAACCCAGGATTTCTATGCTGAAGAAGAAAAATAATGTTTCCAAAGAATCTCTTTTCTATGATGATTTGATCTATCTTACATGGGAAGAAGCTAAACAAAAATATTTGCCTCAAGTTGGTAGGTAATAATTAATGTTTACCTCACAACCTATTGACAAATACACTACATAGTAGTATGATGTGCGTACTCGTTTGATCGAGTTTTCTTTTTTATTTTTTGATATAGGAGTTAGTTATGAGTAAGACCAGTGCAAAAGTGCGTATGATTAACACTTTGAAACAAACTAAAGGCTACAACACTTTCAGTGTTGCACAAGCTCGTGTTCGTTTTGGTGTTAAAAATGTTGCTGCTCGAATCCATGAACTTCGGAAAGAAGGGTATGCGATTTACACCAATACTCGCACCCGTGGTGATGGTACCAAAGTTTCCATCTATCGCCTTGGAAAACCTTCAAAAACAATGAAAGCACAATGGCGTTCTATGGGTGTTCGCCCACAAACCGCTTAATAATGGTTTGATACAGGAGAGGCCATTAAATATGGCCTCTCCTTTTTTTATTTTGGAGTGCAAATGGAAATTCAAATAAAAACAGATGAACTTAGAAAAAAAAGTCTATTTGTTGCTACACCCATGTATGGCGGTATGAATCATGGTTTGTACATGAAAGCATGTCTTGATCTTCAAGGTATGTGTATTCAATATGGCGTCAATGTTAAATTTTCTTTCCTATTCAATGAATCATTAATCACGAGGGCAAGAAATTACCTTGTAGATGAATTTTATAATCGTTCAGAGTGTACGCATCTACTGTTCATCGATTCGGATATTTGTTTCAATCCGCAAGATGTTATTGCTATGTTGGCTCTCGACAAAGATGTTATTGGTGGACCGTATCCTAAAAAAGCAATCAAATGGAAGAGTATTCAAAAAGCCGCGCTTCTTCATCCTGATATGAAGCCTCATGAACTTGAAAAAGTTGCTGGCGACTTCGTGTTCAATCCAGTAAAAGGTACTGCACAGTTTCAAGTTTCTGAACCACTAGAAGTTATGGAAATTGGAACAGGATTCATGTTGATCAAACGTGAAGTATTTCCAAAAATGGAAGAAGCATATCCTCAACTTCGTTACAAACCAGATCATGTTGGGCAACAACATTTTGACGGTTCACGTTACATTCATGCTTTCTTCGATACTATTATTGACACAAAAGATTCTGCAACTGGTGGCGGTTCAGATCGTTATCTGTCAGAAGATTATATGTTCTGTCAACTTTGGAGAAAAATTGGTGGAAAAATTTGGCTCTGCCCATGGATGAGAACACAGCATATTGGAACTTATCACTTTCATGGTGATATGCCTGCCGTAGCCAACTTTGTTGGGGAAATGTAATGATCGTTGGTGTAGTAGGGTTCATCGGTTCTGGAAAAGGAACCGTCGGCGATTTCTTAAAAACTGAATTTGGATTTCACTCTTTAAGTTTTGCCTCCCACCTAAAAGATGTTGCTTCCGTTTTATTCGGTTGGGAAAGGCATCTTTTGGAGGGAGATACAGAAGAGTCTAGAAAATTTAGAGAAAAGCCGGATGGTTTTTGGTCTAAAAAAATCGGTGAACACTTTACACCACGATTAGCATTACAATTACTTGGTACTGAAGCTGGTAGGAATGTATTTCATGAAGATTTTTGGATTTTTTCTTTAGAAAATAAAATCAAAAAATTAGGAGACAATCAAAATGTGGTGGTAACCGACGTTAGATTTAAAAATGAAATAGAATGGCTGAAAAGCAAAAAAGGTATTTTGATAGAAGTTCGCAGAGGTGAAAGGCCGTCTTGGTTTCATATTGCCGCAGATGCGAATAGGTCAAATGGGTCCGCTTTCTCGGAAAAGTTTATGTTAGAAAAAACTGGTGTACATGAATCCGAATGGAGATGGATAGGCAGCGGCGTGGATTATATTATTGATAATAATGATACTCTGGAAAAATTAAAAGGAAGAATCACAAACTGCTTGAAAGGCCATTACGGAAGTGATATAATTGAATCTCTTAAACAGAGGAGTTTGTAATGAAGTTGACAAATAACACCATGAATGTATTGAAGAATTTTTCTACAATTAATCAGAACATTTATGTTAAACCTGGTAATGTTATTGAAACTGTTTCAAAGCAGAAAAATATTTTGGCTAAAGCAACAGTGGAAGAAAACTTTCCACAAGAGTTCGGAATTTACGATCTAAACAATTTTTTGGGTGTTCTATCTCTTTCTAAAGGTACTTTACCTGAACTTGATTTTGAAGATCAAAAAATTATTATCCGCAATCGAGTAGGCAAAAGTAGCACGACATATCATCAATCTAAAAAAGAACTTTTACTTCTTGCCCCTGAGAAAAAAGTCAGCATGGAAAATGCTGAAATTATTTTCACCATCACAGAAGAGGATCTTGATTGGTGTTTGAAAGCTGCATCCGCACTTAACTCGACCAATATCGCTTTTGTTTCTGATGGTGCAAATGTCACAGTTGATGTTTTTAATGTAAAAGATGATTCATCTAACGTAAATACAACAACAATTGCAGAAGGTGATGGCAAAACTTTTAAAATGATTTTTGCTATAGAAAATTTTAAGTTTATTCTCGGATCATATGATGTTACGATTCATTCACGAGGAATTGGGCACTTTAAAAACAAGTCTGTACCAATTGAATATTGGGTTACGACCGAACCTGGTTCTACTTACGGAGTTTAATAATGACTGATATCGTTACACAATATGGTACTTTTAAAGAAGAAGATTTGAAATCGATCAAAGAAGCTTTGAATGAAATTTCAAATGAACTTGACATTATCTCTCAGCACAAAGATGCAATCAAAGATGTTATCAATGCAGTCTTTGACAATTACAAAATACCTAAAAAAGTAATTCGTCGTTTGGCAAAAGCGCATCATAAAAATTCTTTTCAGGAAGAACTTGCGCATGATAGTGAGTTTGAAACTCTTTATATCGGGCTTACGGAGGCGAAATGAATCCAGAACGCAGAGGATTTGCTAAAGGATTAGGGCTAGCCGGATTTGTTGCTGTTGGTGTTGCTGGTTATAAAGAAGTTAAGGAGCGAATTGTATATAAACAAGATGAAGTTCCTAGCGCCGAGTTGGAAAAACAAATTGAAGGAAAACCAGTTCTAGCTTTGATGGCAACATATGGTGAAGAAATAAAAAAAGATTATCAACAAGGGCAGTATATATTTTCTAATGCTCCAACATACAAAGAGGGTACAGAAAAACATGTTGAGGTGAGAATTGTTCCTGGTCCTGATGGCAAACTATACGTAAAAGAAAACGATAGTTGGAGAAAAATATGAATATAGCAATGGTTGCTTCCGGGCAACCTCGATACACAAAATATATTTTCGATAATTATCATAGAATAAAAGATGCAACAAATATAGACCTTTATTTTTACATGTGGAATAATTATATTCTTCGTGATGAAGATAAAAATATTTTTTATGGTGGAGGCCCAGTTGAGGAGCAAATAAAAAAAGGTCTACCTAAAAATTGCGTTATAAAAAAATTCGTAACTGAAAATGAACCTTCTATTGAAAAATTATTCAATAATGAACTGGAATTATTAATAGAAAAATCTCTTGGAGCAAATCATATATTTGAGCCTGATAAAATGAGAACCAGTCTTACTGATCTATATTTTCAAAGATATTCAGCAATGAAAGCTTTTCAATTAATTGACAAAGAATATGATTGTGTTATAAGATATAGACCCGATTGTTTCCTTGCTGATGATGTTTACTTAAAACAAATAAATTTAGATGAAGGAATTTATGTTCCTCGGAACTTAGGAGGAGGAGGTATGAACGATCAATTCGCAATCGGCAATATGAAAAATATGAAAGTATATTTTGATGCGTTCAATAGTTTATTTGTCGATCAAATGAAAAATAAAGAGTTAGTTCAACAAGAATCTTCTTTAAAATATCATCTAATAAAAAATAACATTAATATTCATGGACTACCTAGTAATGCACGATATTTTATAGTAAGAATAGAAAAGGGGGATGGTGGAAAAAAACTTCAAAGAATTTAAATTATTTTATTTTACATTATGGAGACTGTGATTGGAAAACAAACAAGTTTTATGGGTAGAGAAGTATCGCCCGAACAAAGTTGAAGATTGTATCCTTCCCGAAAACATCAAAACTACCTTTCAAGAATATGTTAACAGAAAAGAAATCCCAAATTTGTTACTTGCTGGATCCGCAGGCGTTGGTAAAACAACAATTGCTAAAGCCCTCTGCGAAGAAATTGGCTGCGATTATATCATCATCAATGGGTCAGACGAAAGCGGTATTGACACATTCCGCACCAAAATCAAAAACTATGCATCAGCAATGAGTTTTTCTGGTGACCGAAGGGTCATCATCATTGATGAAGCAGACTATCTAAATCCCAATTCTACACAGCCTGCCCTACGCGGTGCTATTGAAGAGTTTTCAATTAATTGTTCTTTCATTTTCACTTGCAATTTTAAGAACAGGATTATTGAACCTCTTCATTCACGTTGTTCCGTTATTGAATTCAAACTTCAAAATGGGCAAAAGGCTAAGATGGCGGCTCAATTCTTTAAACGTGTTGAATGGATCTTAAAACAAGAAAACATTCCATACGAAAAAGATGTTGTTGCAGCCGTCATTACAAAATACTTTCCTGATAATCGACGTATTCTAAATGAATTACAACGATATTCAGTTTCAGGAGCAATCGATAAAGGTATTTTGTCAAATGTTTCAGACGTAAACATTGCAACGCTTATCAAATCCATTAAAGAAAAAGATTTTGGATCAGCAAGAAAATGGGTCACTTCGAATCTTGACAATGATGCAGCAACCATAATCAGAAAAATATATGATTCGATGTATGAATATTTAACTCCTGACAGCATTCCACCTGCTGTTTTAATCTTGTCAAAATACCAATATCAATCTGCATTCGTGGCGGATCAGGAAATTAACTTAATGGCCTGTTTGACCGAATTTATGGTTGAATGTTCCTTTAAGTGAGAAGGAACATGTTTCAAACGAAAATATATGATTTATTTGGTGATGAAATTCTTTTGAATAGTAAAAGCTGTGTTTATTGTGGAATACAGAAAAAAATAACAGAGTTTCCTAAACATATTCATCGAAATGATGGATACGATTCTAGATGCAAAGAATGCAAAAATAAAAGAGGAAAACTTGTAGATCAAATAAGAAAAAATTCTCCACCAAAACCTGAAATATGTGATTGTTGTGGAAAAAAACCTAAGGAAGGCAATGGTAGAAGAAAAATTGGATTAGCACTTGATCATTGCCCTAAAACTAATACCTTTAGAGGTTGGCTTTGTTTTGATTGTAATCTTGGGATTGGTTTATTAGGTGACGATACTCAAGGATTAAAAAGAGCTTTAGACTATTTGGTGAAACATGACTGACCTATTTAAAGAAATCTTACCAAGCATTCTTCAAACGAAGAAAGACGTTCTAGAAAATGAATCTGATTATAAACCTTTTATCATAAATCGCTCACTCTCATATCATATGGATTGTATTTTATATGCAAATCAAATGAATATGTGTGGAAATTTACCTCCAAAACTACAATACCAATATTTTCTAAATACCGTAAGACCAATGAAACGTAAGTTTCAGTCTTGGCAAAAGCAAGAGACCATCAAAAATTTAGATTGCGTTAAAGAATATTTTGGTTATTCAAATGAAAAAGCCAAAGAGGCCTTGCGTATTCTAACCGATAAACAGATCGCTTTCATAAAAGAACAATTAGAAAAAGGTGGAGTGAAAAAATAATGGTAAAAATAGAAAACATGGTAGAGGTGACTCTAAAGGAAAAAGATGACTTTTTAAAAGTTCGTGAAACATTAACGCGAATCGGTGTCGCTTCCAAAAAAGAAAAAGTTCTTTACCAGTCTTGTCACATTCTACATAAGCAAGGTAGATACTACATCGTACATTTTAAAGAACTTTTTGCATTAGATGGTAAAAATACAGACTTTTCTGAAAATGATATTGCACGAAGAAACACAATTGCAAAATTATTGGAAGACTGGGAACTATTAAAAATTGTTAATAAAGATATGGTAAGTGATCCGATTGTATCATTGTCACAAATTAAAATTCTTTCTCATAAAGAAAAAGATGATTGGGAATTAATTACCAAATATAATATTGGTAAAAAAGCACAGAACGTGAATAAATAACCATATCCCAATCGGGATGGGCTAGCCTACCGAGGTTAAGGCTAGTAAAATAAACCTCGGACCAACGCCTTATGGGTTGGTATTTTATTAACTCGCTTATTTTAAGGAGAAAAGCATGACTCTTCAATACGGCAAATCTTTGCTGCCTGCAACCGTTGGTTTCGAACGTCTTCTTAGCACTTTTGAAGAATTTGATAGGGCGGTTAAACCTCAAACATATCCTCCATACAATCTTGTAAAAACAAACGATACGCACTGGACTATTGAAATTGCTATCGCAGGGTTTACACGTGACGAAATTGATATCACTCTAGATGATGGAAAACTTTTGGTCACAGGTAAGAGTGCAGATAAAGATAATACCCGCGAATTCATTCATTATGGTATTGCAAAACGTGACTTCAATCATCGATTTATTTTGGCACAAACAGTACATGTAAAATCTGCTAACATTGTCGATGGGCTTCTTGTGATTGAACTGGAAAATATTATTCCAGAAGAAAGAAAGCCAAAGAAAATTCAAATCGGTAGCAAAAATACAACACTCTTGACAGACTAGTAATTTTCATTTATAATTTCGTTATTGGAGTTTGACATGGAAGCATATTTGACATTGACAACTTTTACTACCTTTGCTTTGGGTGCTTTTCTTGGTGCCCTAGTTGGAAGGCTGATAACATTTTGCCTTATGTCAATATGTTTCCTTTTTCTTCTGTTTAAGCCATGAAAACAAATAATCAACCAATAAAGTTACGCAATCGTTACACTTTGACGGACATTTACTACACTTTTCCTCATTGGGCAACCAAAGAAATTGATGGAGTGACTTTTACTCCCGTAGTGAAAAATTATCCTACACATGAAACTCAAGTTTTACACTATGTTCGTAAAGATTCTTTGGAAAAAACTAAATGAAAATTGCACTCGCATCTGATGTACATTTGGAATTCGGCAACATTCTTTTCGATAATGCTGAGAATGCAGAAGTTCTGATACTGTCTGGTGATATTTGTGTCGCCAACAAGTTTCATCCTACAGACAAAGAATTTTTCCGTACTTGCTCAGAAAAGTTTCCAAATGTAATCTATATCATGGGAAACCATGAACATTACAATGGTGACTATACGTTGACTGAGAATCTTCTCCGTGATGAACTAGAAGAATTTAAAAATATTCATCTTCTAGAAAAGCAAACGGTCGAGATTAATGGCTACACTTTTATTGGTGCTACTCTTTGGACCGATATGAACAAAAACGATCCAAACACTTTGTGGCATGTTAGTCGTGTAATGAACGATTTTCGTATTATTCGTAATAGTGGAGCGATTGAAGATCGAGAAAAACTTACTCCAATGTTTGTGTATAATGAGCACGTGAATACGATGCATTATATCAAAAGTGTCATTGATGCTAAACCTGAAGGTAAGTTCGTAGTTGTTGGGCATCATGCGCCATCAAAGCAGTCAGTGAAACCTGATTATCATGGTGATCACCTCACCAATGGTGCATATTCTTCAGACTTGTCGGAGTTTATTCTTGACCGCCCACAAATCAAACTGTGGACGCATGGGCATACTCATGATGTTTTTGACTATATGATTGGTGATACTCGTATATTGTGTAATCCTCGTGGATATGCTCTATACGAAGAGCGCGCTGATGAATTTGAATTGCTTTTTACGGAGATTTAAAATGCCTATTTTTATGATTGATACTGTTCACACTTTTCGCCATAAGTGGCTGATTGAAGCAGAGACATTGGAACACGCTTACGATGAAATGGTGATGACTGAACATGATCGTAAGTTTGATGAACTGACACAAAAATGTCTCGGTGAAATGATTATTGATGGGCGTGAAGTGACACGTGAAGAAATTGATAAAGTAGTTGCAACTCTTAAAGAGGACAAGGATGAATGGGTAAATCATTGGCTTGTGGATAAATGTATTCATAAAGTCGATTATTCTAAATAATATTTCTGGCCGTCGTTCAATGGATAGGACAGCATTCTTCTAAAGTGCGAATGGGGGTTCGATTCCCTCCGGCCGGGCCAAACAATTTCGAGGTTTTGTGAAAGAAAAATTTATTAATGCATATATGAAGGTAGCCGAAACGTTTGCCAAATTGTCATCGGCTCGGCGTCTTCATGTTGGTGCGATTATTGTAAAAGATGATCGCATCATCTCTATTGGTTACAATGGAATGCCCTCTGGTTGGGACAATGATTGTGAGGATTTAGTTGTCTATAGAAAAGAAATCGAACCTGGCCTTTTTAACAACGAATATAAACATGAATGGAAAACTAAACCAGAGGTGCTTCATGCTGAAACGAATGCAATTGCTAAGTTAGCTAAATCTACCGAATCTGGAAACGGCGCAACTTTATTTGTTACGCATGCACCTTGTATGGATTGTGCAAAACTAGTTTATCAAAGTGGCATTAGTTCAGTTTACTATAGAAATACTTACCGTTCCGAAGATGGTATTAATTTTTTAAATGCCGCTGGAGTGAACGTAAACAGAGTATAATTCACCAGGTGAAAAATTCATTGCTCTAAATAAAATGGAGCACACCTGGAGGATTATATGCATCTTAGAGTGATCAATAGTCCAGAAAAAAATTTCACTCCGTTTGTACGAAAAGCGGCACTTTTTTATGTTGAATATCTGATACCAAGCAAAAGGCTCAGAGAAAACGTACATCTAAAAATAAAGTTTAATAAAAAAAGCAGTTATTGGGGTTTGGCATACATAGATGATAATAATGATGCTAAAAAACCTAGAAAATTTGTAATAGAATTACATCCTTGGATTGGCGCCAGAGAAATATTTATTACCTTGGCGCATGAAATGGTGCACATTCGACAATATGTCAAGGGTGACACCAATGAAAATTTATCAAAATGGAAAGGTGAAAGAATCAATTCAGAAGTGATGGATTATTACCATCATCCATGGGAAATGGAAGCTTATAGTTTAGAGACTTGTCTATATACCAAGTTCGCTATAAAAGAACAATTATGGTATGTTTTTAAAGACATAGGTAATCCAGAATTACCAATCAAAGAAGAAAAAATAAAATGGAGAAGTAAACCAATTTGATATGAAAACTGCATTGTTATTGACAGGTAATCCAAGATTTTCAAAAGACTTTGATTCACAGATACATAATCTAAAAAATAGCGAAATAGATTGGTATATTTGTTTTTGGAAAAGAGAAGAAGGTTTTGATCCAAAAATATCCAAAAATTGGCATGTGAAAAATTCTTGGCAAGTGTTGGAAAAAATAAAACCTTTTCTTCCACCTGGGCATAGAATTAAATATATTGAACTTCTCGATCCTAACGATTACTCCGTTTTGCCTTACGATTATCAAGACTATTATAGTAATCCAATAAACATCTGGCAACAATATAAAATATTACAATATTGTGATAGGTGGAGAAGAGAATTAGACTCTTATGATTTAGTTATTCGTTCAAGAACAGATTTAGGGCTTAGTGAAAATATCGATTTAAAATTGGCATACAGTTGTTTGTCTAAAGATTCAAAGGTCATTTATACACCTAATAATCAGAGAAACGGCTACATAGCAAATGTTGGTGGTTATCAAACCGGATTTTGTGACCAATTTGCAATAGGGTTACCACACATAATATCGGCATATTGTGATTCTATAGATAAATTTCATGAGTTGTATATGTCAGGCACAAAATACAATCCGGAATATCTTTTACAAACCGCACTGATGAACGAAGGTATAACTTGGCCTCCAACTTCTTTTGAGATAATAAGAGAAAATATACACTGGCAACCTATTGACCATGGAAAATGGGCGAACGTGTAAATATTTTTATAAAAAAATTAATAAAAAGCCTATATACCTGTATATTAAATTTTTTACGGAGATTTTTGTGTTAGTCTTATCCAAACCTACCTTTACAACATGCGAGTATCGCCCAAGCATTGCCGGCGATAATCTGTCATGGATACAAGGTACAAGGGGTTTGATGAGTTAAAGTTCCAAAAAGTTCCAAAAATTCTCAAACCCCTAGATCGAAAGACTAGGGGTTTTTTGTTGTTGTAAAAAAACAACAGTGTATTGCCAAGACAAGCAAATGCTACTATAATACACATATACGTTCTTTAAAAATTAGATGTAACTTGTTGGGGTGTGGTGAAATGGTATCACACAGGATTTTGATTCCCGTATCCTTGGTTCGATTCCAAGCACCCCTGCCAAAATTTAGGAAGCGTGGCAGAGCCCGGTTTATTGCACTAGTCTTGAAAACTAGCGATCCTGCGAGGGGTCCGTGAGTTCGAATCTCACCGCTTCCACCAAATTTAATGGAGTGATCCCATAATGGTATTGGAGCGGATTGCTAATCCGTCGGTTTGCGAAAGCAGGCTTCTGGGTTCGAGTCCCAGTCACTCCGCCAACGGTAGGTAGCACTGGTGTGCGGCTGAGTCTTATAAGCTCGGGAGATCGGTCAGATGGGCTGAAACGGAAGGGTTCGAATCCCTTACCTACTACCAATAATATGCACAGGTGGCAGAGCGGCCCAATGCAAGAGTCTGCAAAACTCTAAAGCCGTCGGTTCGAATCCGACCCTGTGCTCCAGTTGCAATAAAACAACGTTGTAAAAATACAACAAAATCAAAGTTGACAACGGTAACAATACCTGTATAATTGATTCTGTTGTCGATGCGGTAGTGATAACAAACGATCTTTAAAAAATAGCTGTTCATTGCACGGTTCGTCTATCGGTTAGGACGCTAGCCTTTCACGCTGGAAAGACGGGTTCGATTCCCGTACCGTGTACCATATTGAAACACATTAGAACCCACCCCTAGTAGCAAAAGCGAATCAAGGGTGTAATATTGAGTGTGTTTCAATATGGTAATAGGGTTCTGTCCCATAAGGGAATGGTAACGAAAGTGCCTTCCAATATGTTCGGTGGCCAACGAGCATAGATGCGGAATGTATGAGTAGAGAGGTGAACGAAAGTTTGCGATAAAGCCCCGGTAGGCCTAAGCATGTAATGTGTACAAAATACATCCCTATACCAATTTTCGGGTGCGTAGCCAAATGGTTGACGGCAGCAGACTGTAAATCTGTGACATAAGAAACGCTGGTGGTTCGAATCCATCCGCACCCACCAATGCGGGTATAACTTAGTGGTAAAGTAGCTGGCTTTTAACCAGCAAATCCGAGTTCGATTCTCGGTGCCCGTACCAAAGAAAAAAGCCCCTTTGACGGAATAGGTATACGTGCCATGCTTAGAACTTGGATTTTGTGGGTTCGAATCCCACGAGGGGCACCATATTGAAGCATTCTAAACTGGACGCAGGATCGGGGAAAGTCAAAAGCGGGTTGATCACCACAAGTAGACTGGAGATCAAGAGTGCTTTAATATGGTTCCATAGTATATCGGCGAGTATAGCGCCCTGTCACGGCGCAGGAACGGGTTCGAATCCCGTTGGGACCGCCAATACCTGATTAGCTCAAAGGTAGAGCATCCGGCTGATAACCGGAAGACACTGGATCGTTACCAGTATCAGGTACCAAGTTGTTTATATACAACGCATATTGCCAAGTTAAATATATATCTGTATAATTACTTATATCAAGTCGGGAGACTTTACGTAGTTCGCCGCTATCTTCGGATAACCCTGTATACGGTAAGCAGGAAATTGGGCTGCTAGTGATAATGGGAGCACGCCGCCTTTGCACGGCGGAGGTTGGAGTTCGATCCTCCAGCGGTCCACCAAGTTTCGCCCCTATAGTTAAATGGTATAACAGTTGACTTGTAATCATCAATTTCCAGTTCGATTCCGGGTGGGGGCACCAGTTTTAAACCGAGTGTAGGATAGTCCGGTCATTCCGCCTGCTTTGGGAGCAGGAAATCGTGTGTTCGAATCACACCACTCGGACCAGTTTATTCCGGAGTAGCACAGAGGTAGTTGCGTCTGACTGTTAATCAGAATGTCGTTGGTTCGATCCCAGCCTCCGGAGCCAGTTGAAGGTAATGTAGCATAACGGTAGTGCGCCTCCTTCATACGGAGAAAAGTGTTGGTTCAACTCCAACCATTACCACCAAAGGAGATTATTATGTTGTTGGATGAAATTATTTCTGTTCCATATACTACTCATCCTAAGATGACGAAAAATAAAGGCACTATTTTCAACAAAACTCCAAATTTAGATTATATTCGTTCTAAAGAAAAAGAGTTAAAAGAATTTGCTCCTGATTTGTGTGCCGAGACATTTGAAAATATCTCAAAGCAACTTGTTCGAAAAAGTTCAATCTACTGTGGTGTACCACAAACAGATTCAATGATTGAATTTGCAATGAATTTTGAAGAAGATGTTGCAATTATGCATAACGGAAAATTATCAGGAATTTGTTTCTGTTTTCCGAGTAGTTGGATTCCTAAAAAACGCATAGGTATGTCTCTAGAAGATATTCATTCACCAGTTGCGGATAATGAAAGACTTGTGAAAATGAGTGCAAAAATTGCACATACAATGGCGGATCCTGTTCTTGGGTCCTTTCGAAGATATGTATGGACGATTACAAATAATCCTGAATTGAGTAATCATCCTAAAAGAAAAAGTATGGTTGTACCTAAAAGTTTAGATGATTTGTATTTTAGACTTGAAACTCAAACAACTGCACCTATAGGTGACTGTGTGACAAGTTTGTTCTTTGTTAAAGTTCAAGTAATTCCTCTTAGTCATGTTTGGGGAAGTTACGGTAAACTAATTACTGACAGTGTAAATTCTATGAGTGATGCAATTTTGGAATACAAAAATCTAAAACATATTAAAACGGTCCTTAGTTCAATGGATCAGAACACCGGGCTACGAACCCGTGAGGTTGGGAGTTCGAATCTCTCAGGACCGGCCAACTATAATTTGAAAGATGAGTATTATGATATCCTTACAACTGAAGATTGTTTAGTTAAAGATTCTCCCAGTGGTGTAAAGGCAACATAAGAGTCTCCAAAACTTTTGATTGCGGTTCGAATCCGTACTGGGAGGCCATTTTATCAGAGGTGGATTATGTACAACAAAAAAATTAATCTAGAAGAAGTAAAATCGTTTATTGAAAGCTGTGGTCCTAATACCAAAGTTTATCTTGGTTGTGACTCGGAAAAAGTTAAAATGAATGGTGTTTGGCATGCTGATTATATTATAGCCATTGTTGTGCATATGAATAGCAAAAATGGTTGTAAGATTTTCGGGCAAATCACTCGTGAACGTGACTACGATCAAGCTCGGAACAAGCCACGTATGCGTCTGATGAATGAAGTTTATAAAGTTGCAGAAATGTATCTGAATCTTGCGGCAATCATTGATGTAGATATTGAAGTACATCTTGACATTAACCCAAATGAAGAGTACAATTCAAATATCGTAATTAATGAAGCAATTGGCTATATAAAAGGCATGTGTAATGTTGTTCCTCTTGTAAAACCAAATGCTTTTGCTGCGTCTTATGCAGCAGATAGATTGAAGAGTCTTGCAGCATAGAGTAAAGCGGGTATGATGTTAACGGTAGCATGACAGCCTTCCAAGCTGATCGAATCGGTTCGAATCCGATTACCCGCTCCAAAATTTGCGGCTATGGTGTTTAACGGTTAGCACGAGACCTTGCCAAGGTTTAGGTTCCAGTTCGAATCTGGATAGCCGCTCCAAAATTCAATGGTGTCTATGGTGTAGTGGAAGCATTACTCTCTGTGAAAGAGTAGGTACGAGGTCGGTACTCGTTAGACACCCCAGGCTTCGTTAGTTTAATGGTAGAACACCGCCCTTACAAGACGGTTACGGCAGTTCGATTCTGTCACGAAGCACCAATTTGCCGCTTTAGCTGATGTGGTCATAGCAACGGTCTGAAGAGCCGTGGAACTTGGTTCGATCCCAGGAGGCGGCACCACTTGACAAGTTACATTTAATTTGATATAATGTTTTATAATGCGGATGTGGCGAAATTGGTGAACCGCAACAGACTTAAAATCTGTCACATTAGAAACGATGCGGGTTCGAATCCCGCCATCCGCACCAAGTTTAAGGGCCTCTAGCTCATGCATGGTTAGAGCAGCGAACTCATAATTCGTTGGTGCGGGGTTCGACTCCCCGGGGGCCCACCAGATTCAATCGCGGGTTAGAGAAACGGTATCTCAGAAGCCTCATAAGCTTCAGTTGTTGGTTCGACTCCATCACCCGCTACCACTTTCCTGCTTCTCTACCAAAATCAAAAAACCAAACACAAAAACGTATTGCAACTGTTAATGTTATAACAAGAATTATTCCCCAAAAAACATTTTCGACAAATCTCTTTCTTCTAATCGCCTGATCACGAATCATCCTTTCTCTTTTTTCACGTATATCTCTTCTTAAATGAAGAAATTGACTATGACCTTCTGCTCCCAAGTGTTGAAGTTCACCATAGTAAAACATATGATGTATTTCTGCTTCCATTTCACGAAGTTTTTGTTGTGCAATGATAATATCAAATGCTTCGGCTGTTTCGCTTTGCCCGAAGCCCATCTTTTCAAATAAACCTAATTTTCTCTCGCCAGTGTCAGTTTTACTATTGTTTATAAGTTGCTGTAATTGCCCAGCAGCGTCAGCCCATTTTGAAAGCTGTCGATAAACACCTTCGATTTCTTGCCCAACTTTAACCGCAGCTTTTAGCCCATTGAAAGCTGCGGTAACCGTTCCCATTAACGTTATTGGATCCATTAATTCGCCAGAGGATTGTCCAATGCTTTCTTAATCTTATCATCCACTTCACGGCGAATAGTTCTAAGTTCAGCATTTGTTTCACGCTCAATACGATTGACACGTTCATTAACATTTTGTACGGTAGAGTCAACTTGCTTTTGCATCTCTCTTACTTGTGAATCAGCACTGCGGCGAATCTCTTTTATTTCTGCTTCAGTACCAAGTCTAATTTCTTTTATTTCACTGTCAATCTGTCTTCTAATTTGGTTTATATCTTTTTCAACTTCACGTTGAGCAACTTTCGATCCGCGTTCAACACCTTCCAGTACAGTCTCAGTTCTACGAATATCACCTTTTAAATTTTGATTAATATCACGGGTATACCCGACAACTTTTTCGCTGTTCTCTTCTAATTTAATAATACGTGCTTCATACTCACTGAAGTCTGGTGCAACATAATTCGCAATTTTCTTCTTCATACTTTCGTAATCTTTATATGCTTCAAATACACCATACATGCCACCTATCACAGAAGAAACAATACCAAAAGCAATCATAAGTTTTGCAGGTGTAAAACTATAACCACCAATACTGATAACAGTATCTTTACTAGCATACTTCTTCATTGCATCTTGAAGTTCATCGACTTTTTTATCAACGTTTTTATCTTCTGTACTGCTCATCTACCATCTCCTTATGGATTCTATCTGATCTTTGATTGAGTTGTCGTAATGCTCTTGCGTTATCTGCAATAGTTGCTCGGCGATAAATATCTTCGACCTTGTAAAAAGGAATGTCAGGCAATTTCGCCTGCTCATAAGCACTGAAACCAGGAACAGTCGATAATGAAGCCATCACAGCATCTTGCGGGTCCTTTTGAGCGTCTTTTTGGGATGCTTGTTGACTTCTTTGTTGAGCATCCGCGCGTCTTTGTTGTTGTTGCGTTTGCGCTCTTTGTGACTGGGGGGATTGTGGTGAAGCATTACGACTTGTTATACCAGTTCCTAGTTGCTGCGATTGTTGGTTAGAACTCAGGGCTTGATTAACAATTGGATCGCTTGTTACTTGTGGTGTGGTTAATAACTTTGCAACATCTTCATTACCCACCGAAGGCACAGGTAATGATGTTGTTGTAGTTACTGTGGTAATTTGCTGTGCAGTGGTATAACCTGGGCACTGTGGATTGCTTTGTGGGTTTGCAGAACATGCATCAGCAATTTGTTTCTTTCTAAAAGCGTCTGCATATCCTGGGCAACCAGAATTGTATAATGGGTTTGCCGTGCATTGCTGATTGAAAAATGCCTGTTGGTACAGAGGGCAAGATGTAGAAAAAAGGGGATTAGAAGTACACTGTTGGTTTAAATATGCTGATTCATACAATGGGCATGATGTGTTTGAAAGTGGATTCTCATTACATGTTTTATCAAACAAAGCCTTAGCATATCCTGGGCAACTCGAATTGTATAGGGGATTGATTGTGCATTGCTGATTGAAATACGCCTGTTGATATTGTGGGCATTGTGGAGAAAATAACTGATTCAAATTGCACTGTTGTACTTGATAAGCAGCCGCATAACCTGGGCAATTTGATCCGAATAGAGGATTTGCTGAACACTGTTGATTGAACCATGCTTGTTGCCATCCTGGGCAAGACTGACTGTACAACGGGCTAATTGCACATTGTTGTTGAAGAAATGCTTGTTGATAACCCTCGCATGTAGGTGATGCAAGGGGGTTAGCACCGCAAGGATCAACAGAATATCTCAATCTTACATCAATATTATTGATTTCTGCACCGTAATAGCCTGCCCAATATCCTGCGTCTCTACCTACCATTGAAACTTCTAAATTGCCTACCGAAGATAAACTGTATGGGTTAGAAAAATTTTCTGTGCCAGAAAATCTAGTCCAATCATTTATTCTTCTATTGTAATCGTAATTTTTTGTTTCAATTATATTTTTGTTGGTATTGTCATATAATCTAATGGTGATATTTAAAGGATCGTAAGAAGGATTTTGATTTGCACCAGCATTTGCATTCTTAATAGTCCATCCATAATCGTATCCTCTGACCTGTATGCCTGTACCCAATAGAGCCCGATTTACTGCTACATTTTGATACAGGAAACCACTGCCATAACTGAACAGAATCGCTCCATCACCCGAGCGTTGAACTGGGCAAGGACCTCCTGTTGTACCACCCCAAATCATTCCGTTATGCTGAGTTAAACATCCCTGCCAACCTGTTTGGTTGATTATGTTTGAGGATGTTTGTATATCCTGAGCGTTACAGAAGAAGGAGAAGAACAGCCAAGACGCCAAGCCCAGCAGAAACTTTTTGCCAGAAACTTGCATTCGAATTCTCGCTTATAGGTTTAGGTTTACGATCTGGAGATGATTCCCAAATTCTTTTAGCATCCTCACCTATTCTACCATCAACTGGGCATGGGGTTCCAGCATTCATCATGGCATCAAAAACCCTATCATCTTGGCATAAAGTAGCCACGGCGGCCACTTTCATACCCATATCGTATAGATTTTTAGCTAATTTTAATCGTTCGCAATTTAAATCACGAACCATTGTTCCCCCAGAAATACCTAGAATTTGTGTTTGGACGGCACCACCCACTCCTACGGTACATAAATCATTATTGAGTACATTAAAAGAAGGAGAGATAGCCGAAGCTGGAGGAGACCTAACAGTGGTATCATTCACACTATTAGAATTTGTAGTTACTGTGCTGGTACTTTTCGAATCAGTAACTATCACATCAGATTGCGCGGACGCTAATGAAGAAATTACAAAAAGAATCATAAAGGATATCTTTTTGTACATAATTTTCCTTTTATTGACTTTTTTTTCTTTTGTGATATAATTTATTTATTAATAATTAAAACTATATAAAAGAGGTTAAAATGACACCAACTATTATGGTATTTGATAATTTTTATGCGAATCCAATGGACGTAAGAAATTACGCTTTAAGCATGCCATTTAACGTTTCTGGTAATTTTCCTGGATTTAGAACTAAAGCACTTGACGGTGAAAATAATGAAAACGCCAAACTTTTAATGGAAAATATTGTCCGTAAGAAAATTGTTTGGTGGCCAGAAGAATACAATACCGCATTTCAATATACAACAGAAAACGACGAAACCTGGATTCATTACGATCCAACCAACTGGGCAGGTGTTCTTTATTTGACTCCAGATGCACCATTAGATTCTGGAACAGCTATCTACATGCATAATAAAACAAAAATTTATATGCTTGATAGAAGCGATTCATCGACTGATTTAAATGAATATGGTAGAGATTTATCACAATGGTCTCCAATCATGCAAGTGGCAAATATTTTTAACAGGCTAATTATGTACAGGGGGCATTATTACCACAGAAGTGTCAAACCAGGGTTTGGGCAAAACCAACACAATGGTAGACTTTTTCAAACTTTCTTTTTCAATACTGAGGATTAAAAAATGAATATTTTAGGAATTAAACTTGTGACTGGTGAAGAAATCGTTGCAGATGTAACTTTCACTGAAGATGGTAGATTCAAATTAACAAACAGTGTTCAACTCAGGCTTATGCCACCGCAAAGACCTGGAACTGAACCGTCGATGGGATTTGCACCGTTTCCTGCTCTAGCAAAACAAGGTAAAGATGTTACGACCGTTATTGAACCTTTACATATTGTGTATACTTATGAGCCAGAAGATGTTATAATTGACAATTATCGGGCAGCTTTTTCAGGCATCGTAACTCCAACCAAACAGATTATTACAGGATAATGACAAACTTTTACACAAATGTGCAAGCCGTTGGTAGCAACATACTTTTCAGAGGTGTTGTAAACGGCAAAAAAATCAAAAATAAGATCGCCTATCAACCAAGACTTTTCGAACTTGCAAAAAAGGTTACACCATATACCACTTTAAATGGTGAATATCTTCAAGAAATAAAATTCGATTCGATGAGAGAAGCCCGAGATTACCTTCGTCAATTTGAAGGTGTCTCTGGCAAAAAAATCTATGGCAATTCAAGATTCGAATATGCATTCATTGCTGACCAATATAAAGGTATGATCGAATGGGATTTAGATAAAATTTCAATCGCTATTCTAGATATTGAGGTCGGATCAGAGAATGGATTTCCAGATCCATATCAAGCAAATGAACCAGTTACAGCAATTTCTGTCAAGTATGTAAATGGGGATATTTACGTTTTTGGTTGTGGTGACTATAAAGTAAAGGGTGAAGAACGATACACTAAATGTGTAGATGAATATAATCTTCTAAAGTTCTTTTTGAAATTGTGGGAACAGAAATGCCCAGATATTCTAACAGGCTGGAATACTAAGTTTTTTGATATTCCATATCTTGTTAATCGCATGAGGAAAATTCTAGGTCCTGATGAAGCAAAAAAGCTTTCACCTTGGAATATGATTTCTGAACGGGAAGCATATGTCATGAATCGAAAAATGACTGTGTATGAATTGGTTGGTATTGGTGATTTTGATTATCTTGAACTATACAAGTGGTATTCACCCAGTGGTAAATCACAGGAATCATACCGTTTAGATAATATTGCAAACGTAGAAATTGGTGAAAAGAAGATTGATTATTCAGAATATGAATCATTACATCAACTTTATAGACTCGATTTTCAAAAGTTCATTGAATATAACATTAAAGACGTAGAGCTTATTCTAAAGCTGGATGATAAGTTAAAGTTGCTTGAACTCGGTATTACTCTTGCATATGACACAAAGTGCAACTACGATGATGTGTTTGCACAAACAAGAATGTGGGATGCACTGACGTATAATCACCTTCTTGAAAATAAAATTATAGTTCCGCCGAGGGTAATTAAAGAAAAAGATGCGGCATTTGAAGGTGCTTATGTAAAAGAACCTCAAGTCGGAATGCATGAGTGGGTTGCATCATTTGACCTTAATAGTCTTTACCCACACCTCATGATGCAATATAATATTTCACCAGAAACTCTTATCGAGCCAGAGAAATACACTCAAGAAATGAGAGATGTACTATCTCAAGGTGTTTCTGTCGATAAACTTTTGCATAAAAAAATCGATACATCAAGTTTGGAAAATGTGACTTTGACTCCGAATGGGCAATTTTTTAGAACTGATTTTCAGGGCTTTCTACCAAAAATGATGGAAGAAATGTACGAAGACAGGAAAAAATTTAAGAAGTTAATGTTGACCGCAAAACAAGAGAAAGAAAAAGAAACAAATGAAAGCAAAAAATATGAGATTGAAAAGCGTATTGCTCGTTACAACAATCTACAACTTGCAAAAAAAGTTTCTCTAAACTCCGCTTACGGTGCTTTGGGGAGTCAGTATTTTCGTTTCTATGATTTGCGCATGGCTCTTGGTGTTACAACTGCTGGGCAATTAAGTATTCGTTGGATCGAAAAGAAGATGAATGAATACATGAACAATCTGTTGAAGACGGATAAAGATTTCATAATTGCTTCCGATACTGATTCAATTTATCTAAGATTGTCAGAACTTGTGTATAAAGTTTATGGTGCTGAAAACAAGATTGAATTACCCAAAAGCAAAGTCATAGAGTTTATGGATCGCGTATGTGAACAAAAGATTCAACCTTTTATTGATAAATCATATGAAGAATTGGCACATTACGTTCATGCATATGCACAAAAAATGCAAATGAAGCGTGAAGCTTTGGCTGACAAAGGTATCTGGACGGCAAAGAAACGGTACATCATGCATGTATACAATAATGAAGGTGTACAATATTCTGAGCCTGACATGAAAGTGATGGGTCTAGAAATGATTAAATCTTCCACGCCCGCGCCTGTGCGTGGTAAAATGAAAGAGGCTTTGCAGATAATGATGAAAGGTAAAGAAAGTGATATTCACCTTTTCATCGAGAACTTTAGGAAATATTTTAAAACATTGCCACCAGAAGATATTTCATTTCCCAGAGGTATAAATGGTTTGAAGGAGTACCATAACAAAACCACAATTTATTCAAAAGGTACGCCAATTCATGTTAAGGGTGCATTACTATATAATAAGTATCTTGAAGAAAAATCATTGACAAAAAAATATCCTTTTATTCAAGAAGGTGAAAAGATAAAGTTTGCATATTTAAAACAGCCAAATCCAATTAAAGACACCGTAATTTCTTTTCCAAATATTTTACCACCCGAATTCAATCTTCAAAGCTTTATTGATTATGATATGCAATTCGAAAAAACTTTTTTAGATCCAATTAAAGTTGTTTTGGAATGTATGGGTTGGTCTACACATAAAACCGTTTCATTATTTGACTAAGGGCACAAAATGAGTATTCTTGAAAAAATTAAGAAAAATTCTAGCATTAAAGAATCTGCTATTCTTTCTAAGTCAAAATTTTTTACACAGAAAGATATGATTCCTACTTCTATTCCTATCATCAATGTGGCTTTGAGTGGGCGACTTGATGGTGGGCTAACACCTGGGCTAACGATGTGGGCAGGTCCATCAAAACATTTCAAGACGGCTTTTAGTTTACTGATGGCAAAATCTTATTTGGAAAAATATGAAGATTCCGCACTATTGTATTATGATTCAGAATTCGGTACGCCTCAATCGTATTTCGACACTTTTGGCATCAATACTGATAGAGTTTTGCATACTCCCATCACAGATATTGAACAACTAAAATTCGATATTATGAACCAACTTCAAAATTTAGAACGAGGTGAACATCTAATTATTGTTGTCGATTCAATTGGCAATCTTGCTTCGAAGAAAGAAGTTGAAGATGCTTTAGAACAAAAGTCTGTTGCAGATATGAGTAGAGCAAAACAAATCAAATCTCTTTTTCGTATGGTAACCCCTCACCTTACGATGAAAGACATTCCAATGGTAGTTGTCAATCACACGTATAAAGAAATTGGAATGTTTCCTAAAGATATTGTTGGTGGCGGAACAGGCTCTTATTATTCTGCTGACAATATTTTCATTATTGGCCGACAACAAGAGAAAGAAGGAACAGAAATTGTCGGGTACAATTTTATCATCAACGTCGAGAAATCAAGATATGTCAAAGAAAAATCTAAAATACCTGTTACTGTATCTTTTGATGGTGGCATTAGTAAGTGGTCTGGCCTTTTGGATATCGCATTGGAATCCGGGCATATTATCAAGCCCTCAAATGGTTGGTATTCAAAAGTAGACATGGAAACTGGAGAAGTGGAAGATCAAAAATTTCGTGAAAAGGATACAAACACGAGAGACTTTTGGATGCCAATACTAAAACAAGAATCATTTCAAAATTTTATTAAAAACAAATATCAAGTTGCAGCCGGTGAAATAATCCAAACTGAAGAGGAAGAAAATGCAATTTAAAGAAGGTGTTGATTACAACTATGTAATTCCGGAAAACGAAGATACAACAGTTGGTATAAGGTTGTTAACAGGTCCTTTTACAGACGTTGTTTATCAATATGGTAAAGTAAAGTTTGAAGAGGGTGTTAATGATGACATTTATCTAGGATTCATTTATAATATCATAGAGTCACCTTATGAGAAAGATTATTTGGGTGAAAATTTCAAAAATTATATTGGTGACATTCTTGTAGCAATCATGTCACAAAACATTGAAAAAGGACTTCTAGATGAGGCTGGAACAGACTATATTGAGGACTCTGATACAAAGTGAAGATTTCCTTAGAAAAGTTCTTCCGTTTATTAAAGATGAATATTTTTCCGATAGAGTTGAAAAGTATATCTTTAAACAAATAAATGAATATGCAAATCAATACAATACCACTCCGTCTGTAGAAGCTTTAATACTTGCCTCAAAAGAGAGTAAGAACATCACTGATGAGGAATTTAAAAATTGTGAAGAATATCTAAATGAAATACAAAAACATAATCGAGAGTTGGAAAAGCCAAATCAAGAATGGTTAATTGACAAAACCGAAAAGTTTTGCCAGGAAAAAGCAATTTATAATGCAGTTAGAAATTCAATCACAATCTTAGAGGGTAAAGATAAAACCAACGACAAAGGTTCAATACCAAAACTATTGTCAGATGCTCTTGCTGTAAGCTTTGACAATTCAATTGGGCATGATTATTTGGAGAACTCCGATGAACGATATGAATTCTATCACCGAAAAGAGGAACGAATCCCGTTCGACCTTGAATTTTTCAACAAGATCACCAAAGGAGGTCTCCCTGCCAAGACACTTAACATTGCTCTTGCTGGGACCGGTGTTGGTAAGTCTCTTTTCATGTGTCATGTTGCCGCTGGTTGTATGTCGCAAGGAAAAAATGTTTTATACATCACCCTTGAAATGGCAGAGGAAAAAATAGCAGAACGTATAGATGCAAATCTTTTGAACGTCTCTATAGACAATCTAATGGAATTACCAAAAGATATATATGATAAGAAAGTGAAACGTGTCAAAGAAATGACAACAGGCAAATTGATTATCAAAGAATATCCAACGGCATCAGCTTCAGCAATCCACTTTAGAACACTTCTGAATGAACTCAACCTTAAAAGGAATTTTGTTCCTGATATCATTTTTATTGATTATCTTAACATCTGCTGTTCTTCACGAATTAAAGCGGGAGCGAATGTTAACTCTTATACTTACGTCAAATCTATTGCAGAAGAGTTACGAGGATTGGCTGTTGAGTTTGGGGTGCCAATTGTTTCAGCTACCCAAACAACACGAAGCGGATACACAAACTCAGATCCAGGGCTTGAAGACACCAGTGAAAGTTTTGGTTTGCCGGCTACAGCAGACCTGATGTTTGCTTTGATTTCATCAGAAGAACTTGAGGCCCTTAATCAAATCATGGTCAAACAGTTGAAGAATCGGTATTCTGATCCGACAACACACAAAAGGTTTGTTCTTGGTATTGATAGGTCTAAGATGAAGCTATATGATGTTGAACAGGATGCGCAGATGGGTATTGCGGATGCTGGGCAACAATATGTGCCACAAGAAAAACCAAAAAATAAATTTGGAGGATTCAAAGTATAAATATGCAGACCATATATGATTTAAGGAATTTAAATGGCTGCACAACAAGGATTTCAATATGAAATTAATGCTGCTAATGTTTTAAAACCAATGGGATTTGTACCAAAAAATTTCATGCCTGCCGGTGCTGGACACAATCAACCTGATTTAATGTTAGAACATAAAGGTAAAAAGTCTGGTTGCGAGTTAAAAATAACAGCAGCATCCGCAGGATCATTAGTATTAAAATACAACATAAAAAATAAAAATAGCCCCTGGTCTTTTGGTGAAATATCAGACGATGATGCAGAAAAAAAATTTATTAAAGATTTGGCAGATGAAATAGATTTATTTAAGATTTTAAAAAAAGAATGGAAAGAAATTCCTTTTAAAAGAGAAAAAGATGCTCTTTGGAACGCAACGGCAGGAAAACTAACAAAGAAACAACAATACGAAAGAGACAGAGATACCTTTCCTGATGTAAGAGGTGAAATACCTGCTAATAAAATAGAACAGTATTACAATAAAAAAGATACATATTATGTAAATGTGGGTACGCATGGTTTTTATTTAATGGGTTCCAAAAATCCTCTTGATCTAAAAGATGTTCCGACATTTGGTTCTTCAGCAAAAGCAATATATCGAGCAAGGGTACAATACAAAGGAAGCGATAACTACCAATTCACTTTCGAGATGCAATTTTCAATACCGGCAGCAAAAAAATCTCCTTTTAATATAGCACCTGTAGACGGTAAAACAGTTAATATTATCAAAAATAAATTAGATTTATCCTGTTTCATTTAAGGAAAACAATTGTTATGAAACCTTTGATCACAATAATTACTCCAACAACCGGTAATGTACACTTAGCAAAAGCTGTTCGGTCCATAGAAAGCCAAACATACGACAAAATACAATATCTGATTGTAGTGGATGGTAAAACAAGAGAAGAAAAAACCTCTCAGATATTATCAACACTTGATTGTAAACGATTTGATACCATTGTTTTACCCCAACCAACAGGGTTCGATCAATATAACGGGCACAGAATTTATGGTGCTATGACATATATTGCGGAAGGTGACTTCTTGTGTTTTTTGGATGAAGATAACTGGTATGAACCAAATCATATTGAAACTCTTGTCGAATCTGTTCAAGGAAAAACCTGGGCTTATTCTTTGAGAAAAATTGTCGACCAAGAAAATAATTTCATTTGTAATGATGATTGTGAATCATTAGGTATATGGAAATCAGTTTTAAATGATCATTTTGTAGATGTTGGTTGTTACATGTTACCCAAAAAATTAGCACTTCAATTTTCTCCTGGATGGTATAGGAGAGCCAGACACCCGCAAGAGCAGCCAGAGGTTGATAGGCTATTGTCACACATTTTATTCACTCAATTGCCACATGAACAAGCAGCAACTAATGGGCAATATACATTAAACTACAGAGTTGCCAGTAGAGGTGACTCTGTTCAAGGATCTTTTTTTGAAAAAGGTAATGAACACATGAAAAATATTATGAATGGAGAATACCCATGGAGAAAGATTTAATTATAGGAGCATTCACAAATTACACAGATTATGATGTGTTGAAGCCGTGGGTGCAATCAATTAAAGACACAGGTTTTGATGGTGACATTGTATTATCAGCAATCGATGCTACCGACACGATTGTTCAAAAACTAGAGTCGGAAGGCGTAAAAGTCATAAGAGCCGGTAATCCTCAAAAGATGATGGTTCACATGTTGAGATTCCTTTCAATTTATGATTATCTAAAAAGTAATAAAAACAAATACCGTTTTGTGGTGACAACAGATGTAAGAGATGTTATTTTTCAAAGCAATCCAATTGATTTCATTAAAACAAAATTTTATAATATTGGATTAATTGCGGCATCTGAAGCAATTAAAATAAAAGACGAAAAATGGAATCGTGAAAACATTATTAAAAATTTTGGGCAGTATTTTTATAATGATGTTTCTGAGAGAGAAGTTTTAAATGTGGGGCTAATTGCAGGAAAAGCCGAACTCGTGAAAGACCTTTGTTTCACACTCTTTCAAATGTCTTCAAATCGCCCAGACTGGGTAGCCGATCAAGCCGCATATAATATGATACTTTCATTTGAACCTTGGAAAACAAAGTGTGCCATTTTGAAATTGAGAGATGCGTGGGCACTCAATGCCCACGTTACAAATAAACCCGATCAAATGGAAGAATTCGGTCCATATTTATTAGAAGATCGCCCCTATATGAATGAGAATGGTAAAGTTGTAAATTCAGAAGGAAAACCTTTTGTTATTGTTCATCAATATGATAGAATTCCACAATGGATGGAATATTTCTCTAAAAAATATGGAATAAAAATTACAAAAGATACAAATACTGGCACATCACCTAAATACTTCCTATACAAATCATAATTTTATAAATATGAGGCTTTGAAATGAATAAAATCACATTAGTTACCGCTTTCTATGATATTGGGCGCGGTGACTGGTCAACAAATGTCCACAAAAATGGTGGGCCTCTTCCGCATTATCTCCAACGATCCGTTGACAAATACATCGAACATTTCACGAGAATGTGTGAAATTGAAACTGAAATAATTGTTTACACTTCACCGGATTTGGTTGAACGTCTTTCAAATGTTTCTCCTAACGTAAAAGTTGTTTCATATGATTACGAGAATGAACAACAGGAACTAAGAGAAAAAATTCACAACATTCAAAGTTCTCCAGAATTTACAAGGAGAATCAATCCTTATCAAGTTCGAAATCCTGAATATTGGTCAAAAGATTATGTTGGAGTTACCTCACTCAAAGCTTTTTATGTTTATGACGCTTTTGAAAAGGGGCTCATTACTAATGATTGGGCATCATGGATCGATTTTGGATATTGTAGAGATGATGAACATATTCCTAAATCAAAAAAATGGGAATACGATTTTACTCCAGGAAAAATGCATTTCTTTAATTACAGGGAACCTGTATTGTCAAGAGCGATGGAGCAAATTCAAACGGCCGTTCTGAATAACCTTGTTTATATTATTGGTGGAGTTTTTGTAGGAGAAAAAGAACAATGGTGCATGCTCAAAACACACATGGAAAAATCTTTAAACGTTCTTTTTGAAAACAACTTGGTCGATGATGATCAGGGGCTTTTGCTCATGTCCTACTTCAGAAATCCCGAAAAATATGAACTTCATAAAATGCCTCTAGATCAGGATATTGAGCAAGTTCGTTCGATTTTGAGGAGATTTAACAAACATGAATAAGTTAGTCATATTTGATCTCGATGGTGTGTTAATTGATTCTAGAGAATTACATTATGATGCATTGAACAAAGCTCTTGAAAAGATTGATCCGAAATATGTGATTTCTAGAGATGAACATCTAAGCATTTACGATGGGTTAAACACAACAAAAAAACTTAAAATGTTGACTGAAAGAAAAGGTCTACCCACATCTTCATACGATAAGGTTTGGGCTGATAAACAAGAAGCAACATTTAATTTAGTTCGTGGTTTTATGCCTAATTATTTTTTATCTGCATTGTTTTCGGATATTAAAAAAAGAGGATATAAAATTGCCGTTGCATCAAATTCAATTCGTGAAACAGTAAAATTGTCATTACTAAGTATTGGCGTACTAGATTCAGTAGACTATTACGTTAGTAACGAAGATGTTTCAAGGACAAAACCATATCCAGAAATGTACTGGAAATGCATGACGGCTTTGAACGCTCTTCCAAAAAACACTATTATAGTAGAAGATAGCCACATCGGAAGACAAGGCGCCATGGATTCAGGAGCGCATTTATTACCAGTTGAAAATTCACATGAAGTAAATTCTGATAGATTTTTAAAAAGGTTGACTGATATGATTCAAACGATTGAAGGAAAAAGTAAAAAATCATTACCTTGGAGGGACAGTAGGCTTAATGTTCTGATTCCAATGGCGGGTGCTGGCTCAAGGTTTGCATCTGTTGGTTATACTTTTCCAAAACCTCTAATTGAAGTTCGTGGAAAGCCAATGATTCAAGTAGTTGTTGAGAACTTAAACATTGAAGCAAACTATATTTTTATTGTACAAAAAGAACATTATGAAAAATATAATTTAAAATATCTGCTTAATGTCATTGCACCTGACTGCAAGATTGTACAGGTTGATGGGCTCACTGAAGGTGCAGCATGTACAACTTTACTCGCAAAAGAATTTATTGACAATGATTCTCCTTTAGTAATGGCCAATTCAGATCAATTCGTCGAGTGGAATTCGAATGAATGTTTATATGCATTCACTGCTGATTCAATCGATGGCGGAATCGTCACATTCGAAGCAACACATCCCAAATGGTCATATGCAAAACTTGGTGAAGATGGATTTGTTTGTGAAGTTGCAGAGAAACGCCCTATTAGTAATCTTGCAACAGTTGGCATTTATTATTGGAAACAAGGATCCGATTATGTTAAATATGCTGAACAAATGATTCAAAAAAATATTCGTGTCAATAATGAATTTTATGTTTGCCCAGTTTTCAATGAAGCAATTCAGGATAACAAAAAAATACGTATAAAAAATATCGAACGTATGTGGGGAATTGGAACACCAGAAGATTTAAATTATTTTTTGGATAACTACAAAGAATAACCTATAGAGAGAATGTAATATGTTAGAATCATTATTTCAAAATCATTATAATGATTGGAGGGAAAAGAGAATAAAAAAAATAGAAAATCTTTTGTCTGTTGATTTTATCAAAAATAAATCTATTTTGGAAGTAGCATGTGGGCTAGGTGATATAGGAAATTATTTTAGAACTACACATAATTGTAGTATTACATTCACAGAAGGCAGAAAAGAATATCTACCTATAATTCGGTCAAAAAATCCAAATAGTGAAATACATCAATTAAATCATGAAGAAAACTGGAACCTAAACAAAAAATTTGATATTGTGATAAATTTTGGATTACTTTATCACCTTTATAATTGGAAACAAGATTTAATTTGTTCACTGAATCATACTGACATTTTGGTTTTAGAAACGGAAGTAGCAGATTCGGATAAGCCCCTCTTCGAATATGAATTTACCGATAGAAATGGTTACGACCAATCGATAACAGAAACTAGAAGAGTTAAAAGAGTTTCTGCAAACCACATAGAACATGTTTTAGAAGAAAACAATTTTTCGTTTGTTAGGTATGATGATGAAGATTTAAATTCAACAATGCACATTTATGATTGGAAAGTATCAGGATCATCTGAAAAAGAAAATTTGGATCCCAATAATGACATGGGTAGAAGAAGATTCTGGATAGCAAAAAGAAAATGAAAATAGCGATGGTTACTGGCGGTCAACCAAGATTCAGAGGTGCATGGACAACAAATTTTACATCATTATCAAGTGACAATGAACTATACCTTTACATGTATCTATGGAAAGATTATGGTAAAGCCAAAAAATTTGACAATGACGAAAAAGAAATAACTGAAGATAATATTGAAAAATTAATTGTAAAAAATCTGCCTAAAAATTGCTTGTTAAAAAAATTTATTCAATGCGATATGCCAAAATATGAAGAAATAGTACCAGAAGATATCAATTCATTTTCAAGAGCAAGTGGTTCTGTTCCTTCAGATAAGCATTATACGGAAAGATTGTATATGCAGCATTATTCTCTTCATAAAGCTTTCTGTTTGATTGACGAAGAATATGATTGTGTGATAAGATATAGATTGGATGGAAACACAGAATATAAAATTGATTTAAATAAATTTAATTTAAATGAGGCCATTTACATACCTGATAGTATGAGATTTTCTGAATATCGTGATTTTTGTCCGGAAATTAATGACCAGTATGCAATTGGAAGTATGAAATCTATGAAAGTTTATTTCGATCTTTATAACAAACTCTCTCAATATATAAGAGAAGATTCAAAATGTTTTCATTTCGAAACAATACTAAGTTATCACATGGTTAAAAATTCTATAAACGTAAAATCGGCTGAATTCCAATACAGGTTAGAAAGGTGAAAAATGAAAGTTGCTATTGTACTTACCGGGCATATGAGGTGTTGGAAACAAGTTTATCCAAATTTCAAACAACGTCTTGTTGAGAGGTATGATCCAGATATTTTTATTGAGACATGGGAAGATGAGGCGTATTGGGATCCACATAGTCAACATGGAATAGTTAAAGATGCCCCAAAAGTAAACTTTGACGATCTAAGAAATATTTACAGGCCGATTGCAATGAGATTTGACTCATATGAAAAATATCAAACTTCATTCGAAGAAAGATCAAAGCAATATTCAAACTTCTACCATGTTCCTAAAAACATCATATCAATGTTGTTTAAATTGGGGCGAGGAATTTTAATGTTAGAAGATTATATGTTTCTAACAGGTAAAACCTATGATCTTGTTATAAGAATGCGCCCAGATTTGATTTTTAATGAACCTCTTCCTCAATTCGACCCAAATAAATTTTATACATTAGGATATAGAAATCATATGGGGCAGGGTACCTCAGACATGATTCAAGTGGGCAATTTTTTCACAATAAGTCTTTTTTCTAAATTGTTACATCATCTTCCTCAGATTTATAGAGAAACAGGACTACTTTGCCCACATGTTGTATCGGAACATTTTATAAAAAGATTGGGTTTTCCATGGGAAGAATTCATGATTGATAAAACTATTATGCATACACCTCTCGGTGAATATAAACGAAAGGAGATGTATTTGAAATGAGATACATAGCACATAGAGGTCTAATAAATGGGCCCGATAAGACTCTCGAAAATGATCCGGAACAAATAAAAAAAGTTTTGAACAAAGGTTTTGATTGCGAAATAGATGTATGGGCAATTTATGATAAGTGGTTCCTTGGCCACGATGAACCTCAATACGAAGTACCTGTTAGTTTCTTAGGTAAACAAGGTCTTTGGATACACTGCAAAAATCTGGATGCATTGTATAAACTTAATGACTTACCTATCCATTATGAATACTTCTGGCATCAAAATGACGATTTTACATTAACTTCAGGTAATCTCATATGGACATATCCCGGTAAGCATTTAACAAGGAAATCTATTGCTGTATTACCTGAAATAAATCAAGAATATTGGGATTATGTAAAAAGTTTAAATATTTTTGGAGTTTGCACAGATTATGTCGAAAAATTCATTTCCGAAACTAGCTCTTTGCCTGTCGGGTCAACCAAGAAGTTATTTTGATGCGTATCAATATGTTAAAAAGAATCTTTTAGATCATTTCAGTGTTGATGTTTTTGCACACTCTTGGAAAAGTTCAAATCAATTAAATCAACTAAAAATATATGAAGAAATAAACGCAATTTATTCTCCATTGCTGTTATTGTTTGACAAGCCTTTGAATACCAACATCAATAGTGATATGTTAGTCACTAATTCGTCACATCCAGCAAATTTCTGTACCTCGATGTTTTACTCGATACAAAAGGCTGACCATTTTAGGGTTGTCACCGAAGCTACTTTGAGTAAAAAATATGATTTCGTAATTCGAAGTAGATTTGATTTGGCCTTGAATTCTGTTATAGATTTCACAAAATTAGAAAAAGGTAAAATTTATGTTTCAAAAGATGGAGACGGTCCAAATCCTCTGTTAAACGATCAATTTGCAATAGCTGATCCAGATACAATGAACATATACTCCAGCACTTATCTTTTCCTGAGATATCACTATGATAGAGGTGTTCCACTTTGTGGGCACTCTATGTTGGAAGCACAATTGAAGTTGTTTAATATTCCTGTAGAAAGGATTGACATTAATCACCCATTTCAAGACGGTAAGTTTAATATAGGAAGGCATTCACTTATCAGATCAGATATGGACAAATGGGTGGATATTAAAATCTGGGGTTACTAAATACCAAATAGTCGCAGTGTACTAAAATCGAGGTATAATGATTTCGTTTTCAAAATTCTTACTGGAACAACAAGATCCAGAAGAAGGCGCAAGCCGCCAAATAAAACACTTAACACATGTTGAAGACAGACCTCTCCAAACAGGAGAGAAAGGTGCTTTGCGCTCTCTATCCGTTCTAAAAGCTGCTGCTGATCACATTGCTTCAGGTAAAAAAAGCTCAGAATTGACAACAAAATATGATGGTTCTCCTTCAATCGTTTATGGGCATCACCCAGACAGTGGTAAGTTTTTTGTTGCATCCAAGTCAGCTTTCAATAAAACACCTAAGATTAATTATACCGAAAACGACATAGAAAAAAATCACGGGCATGCACCTGGGCTTGTTGAAAAATTAAAACACGCTTTGAGGCATTTACCAAAAACAACTCCAGAAACAGGAGTGTATCAAGGTGATATGATGTTTTCACCTGAAGACAAAAAAACTTCCAAAACAGGTGGTGTGTCTTTTAATCCTAATCCATCAGGTTTAACCTATACTGCACATGGTGATTTAGGTAAAAAAGCTAAAAGAGCAAAGATTGGTGTCGTAACTCATATAAAATATGAAGGAAAAGATTCTGGTAGTTTAAACGCCTCGCATAAAGTTGACCATGAAAATTTTAAAGAACATTCTGATGTTTTTACTGTAAATCCTCAGATGGACACCTCAAAGGTACATTTTGGTCCAAAAGAAAGAGCAGAGTTCAATAAACATATAGCAGCCGCAGAAGCCGTACATAACACTCACGGTGATGACATGTATGCTGGAACCAGCACACACCATGGTATAGGTGGGCATCTTGAGTCCTACATAAATCATACTGTAAGGAGTGGTGAAACACCGAATCATCAGAACTTCAAAAATTGGCTAGAAACAAAGAAAAATAAAGAAATTGATAAGCTAAAAGTTGAAAAAAATAAAAAAGCAAAGTCAGAAGAATTAGGAAAAGAGCTTTCAAAGATAGAATCAAACAAAAAACATTATAATAATTTATTTAAAATTCATGGGCACCTACAAAAAGCAAAAAATGTTCTTATTAATGTTATGAATCAGCATCAACAATTTCAACACCAACATGCAGGCGAGAATGCTAATCCTGAAGGATATGTGTTTCACCATAAAAACGACACCGATAAATTTGTAAACAGACAAGAATTCTCCAAAAGGAATTTTGAGGGAATAAGAAACATATGAAAACTTTCCTAGAAAAAGTGGAAGACGATAACAGAACTGAAAAGCCAGTTGTAATGGCTTTCGGGCGCATGAATCCACCAACAATCGGGCATGAAAAATTAGTAAATAGAGTACGAGATATTGCTCGGGATTACAATGCGCCGCATCACATAATCTTATCACATTCAACGGACTCAAAAAAGAATCCCTTACCTGTCAACAGAAAACTGGTACATGCAAAAAGATTTTTTCCTGGAGCAAACATAACATCTTCAAGTAAAGAGTTTCCGACTTTCTTACAGCATGCCGCTAGATTGAATCAAATGGGTCATGATCATTTAATCATGGTCGGAGGTTCAGACCGTGTTGATGAATACCATGAAAAACTTCATCAGTATAATGGCAAACTTTACAACTTCAAAAAAATAGAAGTTAAGTCTGCCGGAGAAAGAGATCCTGATGCAGAGGGTATTGAAGGTATGTCTGCTTCTAAAATGAGAGAGCATGCTAAAAACAATGACTTTGCATCCTTTAAACAAGGTGTACCTGCACATTTACCAGAAAAACATGCGAGAGAACTATTTAAAGATGTTAGAGGTGGAATGGGTATACATGAAGATGTAAATCATGGCTTGTTTAAAGCTATATTTGTGACAGGAGGTCCAGGTTCTGGTAAAGATATTATCATTCGTGAATGCATATCACAGCAAAATGCAGTCGAATTAAACGCCACTTTAGCCATCTCAATATTGAATGATAAACACAAATTATATGAACAAACCAGTGATATTCGCAGAGAAGCAATACGTAAACGTAGACCGTTAATTATAAATGGAACAACAAACGAAGAATTTAAAATTGTAGAGATAAAGAATGAATTAGAAGAATTAGGTTATGAAACAATGATGGTATTTGTTAATACCACAAATGAGTCTTCGAAAAAAAGAAATATGAGCTTGACGCGAATGATGTTAGAGTCTGTTCGTCAAGAGCGTTGGGAATTAACTCAGATTATTGCCGGAAAATTCAAAAATATTTTTACAAAGTTCATCGAATTTGACAATTCAATTGATTTAAAAGAATGCACTGAAATTGAATTGGTTAAAAAAGAAGAGGATATTACTCTAGTAAACGAACTGACAAATTGGTTTTTTGATATTCCAGTCGAAAATGATATTTCGAATAAATGGTTGATGAGAAATAAAAAAATCAACATGAACAGTTTATTCGAACAAGCTTTCTTAAAAAATAATATGGGAGAAAATTATGTTTCAAAAAATAAAACAAATAGCAAGACTTTTAATGCCGAAGCAGAAAAGTGCACCTGTGGAACCTCAAAGGCACCCTCTAGACTCTTTAGTGGATTCCCAAGAAAGAAAGGTCAACGCATTCTTGACAACATCTGCCCCTCTTGCCAACTCACAGCCAAAGCAGGAAGAATCGATGATGTCCGTGACGGAGATATCGCGTCAAACACCAAGTACACCTTCAGAACCTATCACGAAGGAAGTCAGCCAACCTCTCCTACAGTTACAAGAGCCCCAGAAGCCAAAGAAACGAAGTTCCAACAAGACGCAGACAAAATCAAAGCCAAGAAACAAAAGGCAAACAACTCAGAAGCAGGGAAAGTAATGAAAGTTTCGGGTATATCACCCGAGTATGATACACGAGGTTCAGGTACCGTATATCCAATGTCTGGGCTTGGAATGGTAACATATAGAGAACAAAAAGAAGATAAATATACCAGTGCCGCAGAGGTAAAGCAAAAATCTTTTAATAAATTTAGAAAAGAAGCAATTGATTCTCCTGGCATAGATATGGGTGTCACTGGTACAGCCCACGGGCCAACTAATAAAGAACCTTTAGAAACTTTAAATAAGATTGAAACAAATCCTATAATAAAAAAGAAGAAAAAATGAAAAGTTTCAAACAGTTTATCAGCGAAGAAGTAATAAATGAAGCCACACCTGCTTGGCAAAGGAAGGAAGGTAAGTCCCAATCTGGTGGGTTGAATAGAAAAGGTATTGCTTCATATCGAAGAGAAAACCCAGGTTCAAAGCTTTCGATGGCAGTTACAACTAAACCATCAAAGCTTAAAAAAGGTTCTAAAGCATGGAACAGACGTAAATCATTTTGTTCTAGAATGACGGGGATGAAGAAAAGATTGACTTCTGCTAAAACGGCAAGAGATCCTAATTCAAGAATTAATAAATCACTTAGAAAGTGGAACTGCTAAACGGAGAAAAAGATGTTCACAAATAATAAATTTGCCAAAATGGATTCTATTGCGAACCTGGTTAAAAATATCCTTGAGGCCGACACAAAGGCTAAAATGGAAGAATTAAAAGGTAATCAGCATAAGATCGATAAGAATAAGAATAACAAAATCGATGCACAAGATTTTGCAATTCTCCGTGGGCAGAAGAAGGGTATGAAAAAAGAATCCGAACAGGTTGATGAAGCAAGTCATCAAGCTAAAACTACAATGAAGCATATCACCAAGCCAACAGCAGGGGAGAAAAAGGCTTCAAAAGATATTAAGCCAGGAGTAGCCGGTTATCGTGATCGGATTGCAATGCTTAAATCTGCTGAAGCTCGTGGTGCTTTGAAGAAAGAAGAAGCAGAACAAGTTAATGAAGCAAGAGTCAAGGGCAAAGGTTACGATAACCCTGAAAATGAGCGCAAAGCTCCTGAGGGTCATGTATCAATGACAAGTTTAATGCCTGGGCACGATGAACGTGCAGCCAAGTTTCTAGCTCGTCAAGCTAAAGGTAAATTGGTTAAAGGTAAAGCACAAAGCGCACCACAAAAAGAAGAAACTGATCCAAATAAAACCACCACAGATACATTGAAGGGTAGAGAAAAATCCTCCTCTAATCCTTTCCTTTCAAAGAAAGTTATGATGGATGTTCCTGATAATGTCAAAGAAGAAGTGGAACAGGTTGATGAACGTAAAATGACAAAGCCAGAAGCAGCAGAAAAAGAGCGTATCGTAAAGGGTATGAAAAAGAGTCTTGCTGGGTTCAAATCTCGTTACGGAGAAAGAGCAAAAAATGTGATGTATGCAACGGCCACCAAGCAAGCCATGAAGTCAGAGGAAGTTCACGAAAAAAAAAAGTAAATGAATCCGAAGACAAATTCTTAGGTGCTGGTTTAAAAAGAGCGGTTAAAGGAGCAGAATTTCGAAAGGAGCTTGGGCATGAAGACCGACCAGCGCGTCGATCAAGCCGTAGTTATGGACGCACAGATGTTTACGGCAATAAAATAGAAGTGCCACATTCTGTTCATATCAACGGTAAAAAGTGGAAGACCTTCGGATCATTCAGTCATGCTAATAATGTGGCAAAAAAGATTAAAGGTGCAACTGTTCATTATGAAGGATGAAGTAAAATCAAAACAAAAGGTGTTTCTATGAGTGAACGCAAAAAACAGATATTTTTAGAAGCAATTAAAAAATCTAAAAAAGAATCTGTTATGGGTAAATTAGCAAACGGTGATACCGATCCGATGGAGCCATGGTCTAAAAAACATGCTCCATTGGATGAAGTCAACACTCAAGTCCTTTGGAAATATATCAAAGCTATGGGTCGTGATCCAAAAACTATACCACTTGCCGACAGACTCAATCTAGCAAGAACAGATAAATTTAAGAAGTTCTCAAGAGATCATGCTAAATTTACAGATGTAGGTGAAAGTGTTGAACAAATCGATGAAGCCGGCACAGGTTTACTTATGTCATTCATCAAAGCAAAGGGATTAGATCCTAGATCGATGGACGGAAATCAGAAAAACAAATATTCAAAATCAAGTGAATATAAAACTTTTAAGCACAGAAGAGTCGAAGCATCCGGTATGGGTGAACGCGGTGAGGATTGGAATGAAGAAAAGAAACCTGTAAAAGAAGCCGTAGATGCAAAAGATACTGTGACAATGGACATTCCATTGCTGATTCGTGTTCTTGAATATGCTCGTGAAGATGCAAAGACAGATATGGATCTCCACAAAGTTGTAGAAAATCTTATCAATATGAGAAAAGACACTTTGACAATGCATGACTATGATTCAATAGTCAGCATCAAAGAAGAAGTTGAAATTCAAGAAGCGTTTGATGGATCGAAAGTTCGTATTCATTCTCCTGGGCACGAAATGCATGGTAAAATTGGTAGAGTGTTTGACCGCCACGAAGATGGTCGTGTAAATGCTCAATTTGAAATGGGGCCTAAAAAACATCAAGTCCGAAACTATACACTTAAACCTGGTCAATTTAAAGAAGTTACAAATGAGGACGTTGAACAGATTGATGAACTTAAAAAGCAATCTGATACACAGGATTTAGATTCACATATTACGAAAGAAGATTTAAGAAAGTGGTTTAATCCAAAACATCCAGAAGGTGGCTGGAAAAGAATCAATAGTAAGGGTGAAGCTATCGGTCCATGCGCCCGTGAGCCAGGTGAACCAAAGCCTAAATGTATGTCTAATGAAAAAAGAGCAAAGCTGTCAAAAAAAGAAAGAGCTTCAGCAGTAGCAGCAAAACGTAAACATGATCCTGTTGCTGATAGAGCAGGTAAAGGTGGTAAACCAGTTAATGTTTCAAACTTTGGTAAAGGTAAAATTTCCGAAGAAGAAACAAATGAAGCTTGCTGGGATACACACAAACAAGTTGGAATGAAGAAAAAAGGTAATAAAATGGTACCGAATTGTGTACCAAAAAATGAAGAAGTTGAAATGATTGATGAAAAGAATTCACCAACAAATCCTAAACTTTGGGCTAGAGCAAAATCACTAGCACGTTCGAAGTTCGATGTTTATCCATCCGCTTATGCAAACGGCTGGGCATCCAAATGGTATAAATCAAAGGGTGGCGGTTGGAAAGCAACAAAAGAAGAAGTTGAAATAGAAGAACAAAGAACATCAAATGATCCACGTAAATCAGGTACTTTTGAAAAGCAGCCAGACGGATCATTTAAGAGGGTTTCAAATCTTGATAAACTCAAAAGAAGATTAATGCAAAAGCATGGTGATAAATTAAAAAAGAAAATAAATGAGGGCATTTATGGTATAGAAGACTCACCAATGTCCGCAACAAATTCTGTAAAAGCTATGGAATCTAGAATGGCTAAAGAGAAATCTAAATCCGCCAGAATTATAAAAGCTATTTACAGGAAAAAAGGCATCAAAGAAACACTGTACGATTGGGAAAAATCAGAAAAAGGTGGTTCAAAAGAAGCTGATGCAAAAATTATCATTAAAGGTGGTAAAACTATGACTGGTCAAGAAAGAGATACGGTTGAAATCGACCCTGTACTCAAGACCAAATTGAACAGCCCGAATGGTAGACCCAATTAATAATAAATAGTAAATAGATTCTTTTAAGGAGTTAAAAATGTCCTCATGGGGAAATTACGATAATGCAGCAAATGCACCATACTGGGCTGTAAGCACAGTATCTACAGGTGTCAATAAAGCCGCTGCCGCTCCTACAGCGGCAAACGTTGCGTTACTTTACGGAAATACTACATCCGATGTTTATGTAACAAATGAAACTGTTGGCCTTTTCATGGCTGACAAGTTTGAAGTTCAAGCCGCCGATAGTTCTATCCCAGCAACCGGCTGGGTACTCAAAACAACGGGAAGTGGTGGGCGCGCAGGGCGTGTAACATGGGAAGTTCTGGCTTGTGTTGCAGAAGTTCAAAATGATACCTCTGCAACAGAAGATGCAACTCTTGTTGATACAACTCTGACCTTCCTAACTTCGCCAACAGCAGTTCAATATGTTGCAGGCGCAGGAAATAATGGATCGTTCACTGTTACAACAGATGTTGTTCCTCCAAATGCTTCTCTTGCATATCTGTGGCAATATTCGACAGATGGTACAACATATGCAACAGCAGCAAATGGTGTAACAGCAAATACAACATATGTTGGAAACACAACAGGTTCGCTAACAGTGTATGCAACAAACAAAGATGCAAATCTTTATTACTATCGCGTACAAGTTACTGCAAGCAACAACTTGGCAAATTCCAACACAGTTTACACCTCTTCAAATGCACGTATAACTCTACTTTAATATAATATAGGACCGCTCCTTCGGGAGCGGTTTTTTAATAATGTTTGAGGATTTGAACGAAGATAATTTTATACTATACGCAATGAAAGCGTACAATTCACCTCACTGTATCATGAGTGAATTTGAAGGAGATTTAAAGAGGACCAAGTATTTAAAAAGGCTCTTTAGAAGATATAAGATTACAAAAGTATTAAAAGAGAGATTGATTCTGAATCATTTAATACTACTTTACAATGTTTTTGGTGTCGAAGCAGCAACAAGAATTTTATTTTTCAGAGTAGATGAAATTGACTATGACATATTAAAAACATTTTTAATATATTTGAATTACATGCCTGAAAAAGTTAAAGGTATAAAAGGAAAAGACATTCACTCTTCTGATATATTAATTGACATGAATGTTGCAGAAGTTTTGAGGAAAATATGAAAACATTCAAACAATTCAATGAAGATGCAATGGCATCAGCAGGACCTACAAACGTAGTATCTACGGGTGCTATAGCCGGTTCTGGTGAAAAAGGTGGTGAACCTGGTGTGCATTTAAAAAGAAAAAGAGCAGTAATAATTCAACCAATGGCTAAGAGAAAGCCACCAAAAATAGCATAAAATGTGGATACTGCAATGGTTACCAAATTGGTTATTTTATGTGATACTTCTTTTAGGTTTGATAGCGTTTTTAGTAACCTATCTTCTTAAATTTATTCCAATTCCTGCATTATACATTTACAGAACACCTATACAAATTGTTTCGGTGATAATGATCGTGTTTGGTGTTTATATGGCCGGTTCAATAGCAAATAATGAATCATGGTTGGCGAAAGTGAAAGAAGTAGAAAAAAAACTAGCTGAAGCTGAAGCAAAAGGTGCGCAAGAAACTATTAAAATTGTTGAAAAAGTTGTAGTGCAAAAACAAGTTATAAAAGAGAGAGGTCAAGACATAGTTAAGTATGTCGATAGAGAAGTTGTTAAATATGATAATAGATGTGAGATACCTCCACCTTTTG